GGTAGGAGCCTTGCTTTCGAAGGTCCGCGAATGCGCGAGTGAAGAAATCGTCCAAGTTACTGAAAGTGTCTAAAGTCAAATCCACGTGTTCCACGTCGTCATCAATAGAAACCAAATCAGTGTCTTCTTCGTAATGGTTCTCAATGAACTTGCGCTGCGGAACAATGCCACGATGACCGATGACGATGCGAATGTCTGCTGGGAGTTTGGAGCGATAATCGTCGAACTCTTCGGCGACTACAAAGACGGTTACTTTGGAAGCATCAATGCCATTGTCTGCTAACATCTTCAAAGTATGGGAGAGAATGATGTCGCTTCTACCTAATGATGGAATGGCGATTTGGTATGTCATATACAGTTACTATACATAAAAAAATGGTGTGAATCCATAAAATCTCAACACAGATATATGGAAGAGCCACCGAAAAAGAAGAGACGCAAATTGGGTAGGCTGGAAATCAAAACAAAAAAGATTGAAAAGGAATTAGCAAAGATTGAGACCAAGGCAGCGGCATTTAGAGAGAAATTACGTCTCGAAAATCAAAACACATCTATCGTCTTATCATCAACATAAAGGATTTGGCAATCATTTTTTTTAATGAGGTAATCAACTATCTTTACAAGTTCGAAAAAACTGCGTCTATAACCGAGGTAGTCGTCCATCTCCATAATCGACTGCTTCTGTTCTTTCTTGGCGCGCTTATCAACCTCATAAAAGCATTCATCGAGTTGCTTTTTATGACGAGCCAGTTGAAACATGACATAACTGATTACGATACACATAACTTCGGCATCTTTGGTTCCCCAATTTTGATTAGGCTGATTCATAAGGCTCACAACAAGCAAACACTTTTTCATCATCATAGAATCCATATCATTCAACTCCATATCAAACTTGAACCGCTCTTTGAAATTCATGAGCGAATCTAACACCACCCACGCAGTAATCAAATGTTGTTTTTCGAATAGCATTATATCTCATTATTTACCACCGATCGATTTGAAATCAATTTTATTACCATTGTGCGAAGAATATAACGACTATGAACTTTTTATTGTTGGTAGTAACACTCGTCGTCAAATTGATTTGACACCCATACGCATTTCCTGCGGTTGATGCTGTTGGAGATGAAAACTTACCGTTATAGTTATCGGCAGAACCACTATAAAACGCCAGACTACCTGATGTTGCCAGAACCGTAGAACCAAATTGAATGACTTGTATAGTTAGATTGACTGGCGATGTTGAAATCGTTCCGGCGTCACTGTTAATGTAGTAACCCATTGGAATGACATTTACTGGGAACGCAATTCCCGCTTGAGTCCAAGTTCCAAATGATGAAGTAATACACTGCGGACTTTGTACGTAAACTGTGCTTATAGGAGCTGTATTAAATAAATATGAGGAAGATAAACTCATCAATGATACACTCGACGCATTGTATGTTGCGTGAGTTGTAGCATTTACAACATTGATTCCTTGTGAGTTTCCAACTGTAACGACTGATGATACGCCCGAGTAATCATTGAATGTAGTTGCTCCATTTATGGAGTTCGCGGACGATGATATAGTATTGATTCCACCAGTGCCAGCAGACAATATCGTATTTGAACCATTTGTATTGCTTGTATGTATATAGTTACTACCGCTAACACCAGTTGATACCATTTCATTGGTTCCATAAGACGATGCTGTAGTTATCTGGTTTAAATACCAAGATTGAATAACATTGTATCCATTACCGCTTTGATTCATTGCTGATATTGTGTTATACCCAGAATATCCAGTAGCTTGTATCAAGTTGTTAGCATTTGGATATGTTGATGTTCCGTTCGCTATTATTTGATTGCTACTTCCAGAAGAAGTTCCTGTAGTGCTAATGATATTGGAATTGACTGCTGACACAGTATTGTTTATTCCATATAAACCGATTGTCGTATTTGAGATTGTTGTCAATGATGGAGTGATAGCCAAATGAGTAAGTGTTCCATCTGTTACATTGAATGCGGTTGATGCCACATTCGTAATTGTTGCGTTTGTCTCGGTAGTGAGAGTGGGCGTAATAGCCAGATGAGTAAGCGTCGCATCTTTCACATTGAATGCGGTTGATGCCACATTCGTAATTGTTGCGTTTGTCTCGGTAGTGAGAGTGGGCGTAATAGCCAGATGAGTAAGTGTCCCATCATTCACATTGAATGCCGTAGAAGCCACATTGGTAATTGTATTGAAAGCGACATCACCACCAATATACAACTGACCGGTGCCACTTGTCACAGCATCAAACTTCATTAAATCTGACGAAATTTCCATAATGCCTCCACCAGAGTTCGGTGCTTGTAGTTTCACATAGCTGTCATTCACTGAGAACATTAATTTAGTAGTCACTGCATCGGATATATTAAATACACCAGATGTTAGAGATGACACTTCCCCGATATTGTGATTCTCAAGGTAAAGTGAGTTGGTATAATTGTAACCACCATCGATGCCAACACCAAGGTCACCTAAAACAACTTGTGCGGAACTTGTATTTACTTTGAGTTGGATTTGAGTATCAGCAAATGCTTTGATTTTCCCCTCTACTGTTGTGAGCATCGGATCGAGGGCTTTGAGTATAATCAAACCATCAGTTCCTGAGCCTGTGCCAGCCGCAGTAATCCTTGTATCCGCATTGTTGATTGTCAAGTTACTCGTGAATGTTTTCAGTCCGTTTATGGTCTCAGTTTGGTAACCTGTCTTATGAACGACACTCGCATCTAAATCAATAATGGCCTGATTGATACTCGATAGGTCATCTCCTCCAAGCATACTTAATACATTGTTACTGACAAAATTCATTTCTTACAATATGTATATATATTAAGATGAGTGAACCATCGTTACATGATTTGGCTAGCGCTGCCGAAGCGTCCTATGAGAAAGGTGATGTTGCGCCTGAGAACTATAACAAGGTAGAGCATCTATCGTATCCAGAAGTTAGCACTTACAAGCATAATGTGAATCCGCATTATATAGTAGCGCATCGCGGAACTCATTTAGGTGATGAAAGCAGTGCGAAGAAAGATGTGAAAGCGGACCTTAACATTGCCTTAGGTAATAAGAATGCCGATGCGTTACATAAGCGTCGCCTAAAGCAGACGGAGAAAATTGTGAAGGAAATTGTAAAGAAAGAGCCAACGCATGATATTCATCTGGTCGGTCATTCTCTTGGCGGTTCCACAAGTTCTCACGCATTAGCACACAGTGCTGTCGTTCGTGAGAATGTGAAAGCACATCATACATTCAATGCTGGTTCGTCGGCACTAGCATCTCAACCTGAAGTCACACCTGAAGTCCAGCAGCAATTAATGGATAAGAGTATTCATCATCGTGTGCGTGGCGACCTCATCAGCGAGCATGTGAAATCCAACCTGATTGGTAAGCACAAAGAATATGAATCCACTAAGAAGCCAAGTATCGCACAGCATATTCTCAAACTGGCTACGCCAATCCTCAAGCGGACATTCGTTGGAAAGGTGATTGCTTATGGTGCGAAGAAAGCGTTGGGAACTCTACAAGCCCACTCATTGGATAACTTTACAAAGAAGAAGATGTAATAAATTCCTATATAGGCTTGGATAAAACCGAATGAAAACCGATAATTCCTTGGAATAACGAGATTTATGAGATAAAATGACTGATAATAGTAGAAAATTTAAATTTTCTACTATTTTGTGATGTAAAACCGTGTTATTCTGGGAATTTCCTGATTCCATTCGGTTTTATCCAAGCCTATATAGGACTCAGTTATTCAATATGCTAATTATTCAAGATGTAAGACTGCTGGGTCTGCTGCGAATGTGCCATGAAGGCTGAATCTTTCTCTTGCTCCTTCTCCACAGCGCCATACTTGGATGACAAGTAAATGTGTCGCAGCATAGACGACGAGATGTTCTTCATGAATATCTTATTCAGTATCTTGGTAATCTTATTTGAACTCGTTCGCTTAGTATCGTCTGGGAATAGAAGGAAGTCACCGTCCTTCAAACCCATATGCTCCTTATACCAGTGAAGGACTTCCAACATCTTCGGCGGAACATCAAGCACTTCCTTACCATACTTGCTCGTCTTAAAGTTATTGAAATAGTATTTCTTACTGGGCAAATCGACATAGTTGAAATCGTTATTATCGCCAGTCCCAAGCTTCATCAAGTAGTAATCAGCGTTTCGACGTGGTGGCTGGAGAACATACAGCGAGAGAATAATGTAACGTTCCATCAAATCACGCTCATTCTCATTAGGCTGTTTAAAGTCCTTTATATCATCAATGCGAGTCTTGATTGTGTTGTATGCTTTCATTACTTCGTCCCATGATAACCAATTCTTCTGTTGCGTTTCAGTCTTCTCGTGGAGTGGCTTGTCGGCAGTCGCTATGCGTTCCTTCATAAACAATGCCTTGTAATAAATATTCAATTGCTTATACATGATACTCTTTTGGTGATTGAGAATCGAGACGATACTGGCTACATAACTCTTGCGCGTATTATCATTCGCTATAGTTTCCAATTTCTTCTGGATTGCCGTCTTGTCTTTCAAAAATGCTAAACTATTGAACGGAGTATTGTTATTCAGTATTCGCAACTTGGTTACATACATATCGGAAGTGCCTTTTGCTAAACCATTCTCATTTACAAGCATATCCTTTAACGAAGCCATAAATTTTGTTTCGTTCATTTTATATTATTACTTGAGAAAATAATAATAGAAAACTCTATATAGTTAATTCACCGTTCGGCATCATACATCTCTTGTCCTCCTGCCGATCCACCAGACCAACTTTGTTGCCCGACTAATGAATGAGACAAATCCGCAAATGATGTCGCGTTAATCTTTGTAGGAGTATCTTTTAGTCCTATTCCACCAGGATGTAAATCAATCTTGTTCTGCCCGCCGAATCCGCTAAGCCCAGGAGGCGTAGGTCTAAGTGTAGCAGGAGGAGAAGTAAATCCGCCACCTTCAAAGCCTCTCACCTGTGTTACATTTTCCAAATCCTTAGGAATCTTCCAGCCACGCCTAATAAATTCATCTTTCAAATAGTCTCCTTGGTCTGTAGGAGATTCTTTCCCTGTCGTTACTTTGTAGACATACTCTTTGGATATTTTCTTAAGTTCAGTGTTAGTAATCTTCTCAGGAATCATACGTAGCAGTTTATTATCTAAATCTGGCTCATCTGGTATCTCTTTCTTAGCAGAATAAGGCGGCGGACCAAGCGGAGACATCATCAGATTCGTAATAGAACTGGGCACATCTCCTTCCATACCGTCCTGCTTAGGTGGAACACGCGGCCCACGAGTCTTACCTTTATCACTGCGTTCCTTACGCAATTTTGTAATAGCATTAGCCGTAGCTTCTGCTCGTGCCGACTGTAATTCCTCAGGTGTCACAATCTGTCCTTCAACGACGTGTACGCCTTCATCTGCCATTTTATGTTGTGCATTAATATCAGTTACATCTTGTTGGAGTTTCATCTGTTCTGGTGTAATAATCTGCGACGAATATGAACCAACATTCCTACCTAAAGCCGCTATCAAATTAGGCGAACCACTAGCACCTCCCATAGAAGGTATGTCGCGATTCATTCCAGTCCCATACTTCAATCCAAGAAACTGCTTGATACGCAGCGGTGACTCTTTCTCCTTATATAAGCCTTTGGACGATGCTGGTATCTCCATAACAATCTTCTTAGGCTTCTTCTTTGGCTTCTTCTTTGGCTTCTTCATCTTCTTAGGCTTACGCTCCTTCATCTCATTGTCAGGCATCTTTTCGCTCTTCTCTTTCTCCATCGTGCTATATATTAGTCACTGATAATTAATTTGTTAAAGTTCTTGTAAAACGTATGTGTCCTCGAATTATACATTAGGAAATTGTATGGCTCGTCAAACACGAACGAGAACAGTTGCTTTGTATCTGGCTTATCCAGTGCGAACATTTCTTCTGCGAAATCGCCAGTCTCAATTTGACTCTTGGGCTTAAAGAGTATCACAATATCTACTAAAGCACGCAGACTGCGTGATAGTGCTTTTTGATTGAGTGCCGATATTATGATGTTGAGTTTCAAGTGTCTGTGCTTGTTAATGAGTTTGCGTAGGTTATATTCCACGCTCTTCAGTTTCAAGTCTTGACTGAAATCGTCTATGATGAGACACGAATTACCTCCTTCGTCTTTCGTCTCCTTTGATAGTTCAGTAATCTTGTTAAACGTATCTTGACTTAAGTCATGATATACTTTTGGGTGGCCTTGAAAAATATGGTCGTCCTCACTATTGAATACTTCTTCTGGTGTCGCATACATTACATTGTCAAAGATTTTGCGGTATATTTTATCCTTACCAGTTGCCCTAAACAGATTCGCAATGAATGTCGATTTACCTGTTCCCATTCCGCCAGAGACGAAGAACACACTACACTTATTGGGGAATGGCGGTGGGACTCCCAGCGCATTATCTATTGACTGCTTACTTGGCTTTATCGTCAAGTCACTCTTATCCACTTCTTCAATTTTCATTCCTATATACTATGCGTATAGTATATTTATGGCGTAGAAGCCGATTCTTCACTGCTTGTATCTTGGAATGTATCTATACTTGGAACCAGATGAAATCCAGATGGTAACAAGACGCATTCCCCAGTCATTTTGTCATCTATTCTCTTCTTGAGTATGAGTGATGACTGAACCAATTTAATATACCGATTGTATGCCTCGTCTATAAACACATTTGCGGTCACGTGCCGATTATCTTGTCGCAATTTCAAATAACGGAAGATGTCAGTTCCCAAGACATAGAAGTCTTTGCTGGATACTAACGTCTGTTCCATCTGTTTGTTTATCTGTAAATACAACTCCACCGAACCAATGATACCACATAGTAATGCGAGTCCCGAATTTAGTACCGATATTGTTTCCTGTTCCAACCAAGGTTGTAGCCCAATTGAAAACACGGAATTGATTGCCGACAGCGCGATGACAGGTAACCTGTACCACTTGAGTCTGGATTTCAATACCAGATATCGCTTCTTGTGATTGTTTGCCTGTGTCACGGAATTCTGTCGTATGTTCTCTAATAACGCATCGATATCGTCTGACATAGATAATATATTATGATATATTATCCAACAACCAAGCTCCACTTTTTAAACGCGATCATTTAGACATAGACACCGACCCAGACACCATGTCATAAGTGAGGATTACATCATACAGTGCGAACGTGTCGCAGACCGACGGGAGAGCAGTCGTGAAATGGGTAAGGTTGAGATACACGTTCGATGAATTCAAGTCGCGACCAGAAAGGAGTGAATGCCCCGCACTGTCTTGACTCTCGAAATTTACTCCTAGCGCAAACGCTCCAGTGCTCGTAGTTCCCGTAAGGTCGTGGAACTGCGTGGAGTTAAAGACGCAGTCAAATCCCGGAGAGTTGGAAGCCGAGAAAATCTTCATAATCTCACTCAAGACCTCACCTCCATACACCTTGGTAGCGGAAGACGCAACACGGACAGGCACCGACGGCACATTCGCGCCATCAACAGTCCAGAAATAGGTAGCAATCTGTGGAAGAATTCGGTCTCCAGGAACATTGTAAATCTCA